TCCGATCTGTGCGCTTCATGACTGACGGCATGACGCCGAATGGCATCCCGAACGAGACCATGATCAAGCGCGTAACGGACGAGATCAAAGCGTCCATGCCGGTTACGGCGACGCTTCACGTCGTCGCACCGATCCCGAAGCCGCTGAATCTCACGCTCGACATTCTCCCGGAGACTGAGGCGATAAAGGCGAAGATCGAATCCGCCATTGAATCGGTCGTTCTTGCAGAAGCGACCCCGGGCGGCTCGATCCTGCTGACTTCGCTTGACAGAGCAATTTCCGGGGTAGGCGAAGTTACCAGTTACCGCATTCAGTCGCCGACGGACGACGTGGCGGCGAGCGTAGGCGAAATCTTCGTTCCGGGGACGATCACGTGGGTGTGATATGGCGCTGACAGAAAGAGATTATTCGCACCAGATCGACGAGCTTCTTCCGAGAGGGCCGATCTGGAAAAGGACTCCGGGGGGCGCACTCGACGCTGTGTTGTATGCCCTGGGAAGAGAGGCCGCGCGCGTCGACGCCCGCATCAATCAGGTAATCGAGGAATCCGATCCGCGCACCTCTATAGAGGAGCTCGCCCGGTGGTTTGACGACTACGGCATTCCGTCCGCCTGCCTTGAGGCGATCGCAGATCCGTCTCAGGAGCAGATGCGGCAGGAGCTTCTCGCGAAGATCACGTCGAATCTCGGATTGACTGCGGCTTTTTTCGAGTCGCTTGCCGGGACGCTCGGCTACCAGGCAAAGGTAACGACCTTCACGGAGCATGACGTGAATGACGACGTGGAGCATCCGCTCTACGAAAAACAGTGGACGACGGTCATGACGCTTGGCATCACGATCCGGTCTAACGGGAATGCCGAATACCTCGATGTGACCTGGGGCGCTGATGAGCCTCTTGCTCGCTGGGGAAATGCTTTGCTGGAATGCGTGATCCGGGCGCTTGCTCCGGCTCATGTGTATGTTATTTTTATGTATGAGGAGGACGCCTGATGGCTACTAAAGGTTATTGGAAATCCGGCGCGGTTGATTCGCCGCCGGACACATCTACGCTCACTTCTAAAGGGTACCCGACGTCGGGCGACCCGAAAACCGGGACCCCGGCGACAAAGCCGGGCGCCGCGTGGTACTACCTGCAGGATCAAATGAGAAACACCGTTATTGAAGCCGCGGGGCAGACGCTGGCCGAGCCGCCATCGGCAACCCAGTTCCTCGAAGCGCTGCGCACAATGGCCTGGCTGTCAGATAACACCATCCCGGGCGGAAAGATTGCCAACGCCTCGATTACCGGAGCAAAGCTGGCCGCGAAAACCGTCGTCGGGGGGAACCTCGCGGATCTATCGGTGTCGACGGCAAAACTCGCGGCGGGCGGCGTAACCAAGGACAAGATCGCACAAGGCGCGGTCGACGGCACATGCCTCGCGACGCAGAGCGTCGCTTTCTCGCATCTTCTTCCCGCGATTATCGCGACCGAGGGGCAAGTCACTGAAGGCACCGCAAAGAACGTTCTGATGACGCCTTTCCTTACGAAGCTGATGGTCCAGGCCTTCAATCCGCCGGCGGTCCCGCCCGGCACGATCATCCACTACGCCGGGCGCACGGTCCCGAGCGGCTGGCTCATCTGCAACGGCGCGAATGTGAGCCGAACCGACTACGCGGCCCTTTTCGCGGCTATCGGTACGATCTACGGTGCCGGCAACGGGTCGACAACCTTTGGCCTGCCGAATTTGAACGGTCGCTTCTTCGAAGGCACAACGTACACTGGTTCTGTCGGCACTTACCACTCAGCTGGGTTACCGAATATAACGGGTCAAATCAATAAATTACCTACGCCTTGGAACGGCTTACTTTATGAACAAAATGGGGCGCTCAAGCCCGTTAATGTAGGTGATAAAGCTTATGGTGGTAATAGCAATGGTTCAAATTTCCGTTTGGAATTAGACGCTTCTGGTGCTAACGAAATCTTCGGCAACAGTACAACCGTTCAACCTCCATCGATGGCGCTACTCCCCTGTATCAAATTTTGATACAAGGTATCAGGGCAATGCTTGGTGGTTGAACGCCTGAAGAAGAGCCAAAAGTAGACGAAGATCTTGAGGCCGACATTTTGTAATAGCGCTGGCCGCCATAGGTTGTAGTACACGTTATAGCGGCGCCTGAACTTTGATCATTCGAGGATTCATACATAAATCCAACACAGTCTAAAAGAGGTCCGTAACGTTCCGGCCCTGAATATTGACGTGCATTGAATGATCCTGTGATATTCGGTCATCAAAAGCACGTTTCTAGACCTGCGTTTTATAGCTGTAGAACATAGGGCTAGGCACATGCTTCTCGATCGATTAGATCGGCTCTAGTGCTTTGCAGGATCAAGGATCTCGTCGACTAGACAGGCTTTTCGGGCACAGTCCTCGATGAAAGCGCTCCAACGCGTCATTACAGGCGTCCTTGCGGCCAAGTAGTCACTGCGCTGATATGCGCGCGATACGGCTGTTCCTGAGACGTGCGAAAGGCACGCTTCTGCGACCTCAAAGGGCGTTTCGTGGTCAGCGAGCCATGAACGCGCGATTGAGCGCAGACCGTGCGCTACAAGCTTTCCGGAAAGGTCTGTTGAGTGCAGATGCTTCGCTAGAGCTTGCGCGCTGACGTGCTTACCAGTCTGCTTGGCTGCAAAGATGAAATCTGAGCGCGGGTGCGGAGAGAGCCTCTGTTCTGCGTTAATGAGCGTTTGCATGAAAGCCGTGATCGGCACGCGATGAGCGCGACCTTTTTTCATCTCGACAGCTGGGATCGTGAGCACGTCCGCCTCGATCCACGACTTGCGAAGCTTTGCGTTTTCGCCTGGTCGAAGCATCGAGCAGAGTGAGAAAAGAAAGAGCACGCGCATGCGTGCGGGAGCGTCCTTCATCGTCTCCATGACGAGCGGGAGTTCGCGCCACGGCGGTGCCGGCATAGGTTTAACGATGGGCGCCGCAAAGACGCGGCTTACTCGATCGATAGGGTTGTGCTGGATGTATCCGGCGCAGACAGCTAAATCCATGATCTCTCGCGTTCGCATTAGAACCCGCTTGAGTGTGGCTTGATGGCCTTCGGCTTCGATGTGCCGGACGGTGGCAATGACAAGAGGAGCGGTGATCTCATCGAGCTGACGGCGACCGAGGGGGGAGATGACATAACGCTCAAGGCGGCGCTTTTCGTCCATGTAGGAGGTGATTCTGCCGCGCTTGAGATTGCACCACAGGCGGAAGGCGTCTGAAAGGACGTATCCACGGGGCGGCTCCTGCCCCAACTCCTTCCGCTTTCTGCGGGCCAGTTGCCGGGCCTGCATCAGAGAGACCTCGGGCCATCGTCCGAGGCTCAGATCAGTAACCCTGCCTCCGTAGGAAATGCGGAGACACCAACTTTTGACCCCCGAGGGGTGAACCCGAAGGGTGAGGCCGTGGCCATCGGTCACGGTGTATCGCTTTTCACGCGGTCGCAAGGCCGCAATTTTTCTTGTAGAGAGGTTTTTCGACATGAAGCCCAATGAGATCAAAGAAATCCCCCACGTCGATGAGGACGGTTACTTCGATGGCATGGTGGCCTGCATGGCCGACGCGAAGGGCTCGCTGATGCTCGGCGCGGACTGCTATGACATCGCCGCCCCCGAAGACGATGGGAAGCACTTTTTCAAGCTGTCTGCCGACAAAAATGGCTGGGTGGCCGAGGCCATCCCGACGACGGCCGAGGAGTGCGTCGGCATCGTGCTCGATCATCACAAACAGACGGAAAGAATTCACAAACTCCGCACTGTTTTCGATGAGCTCACGAAGAACTCGGCGACCTATCGCCTGGTCCAAGACCCGGAAACGAATGCCCGCTCGATCGAAAAGATTCCGGAACAGACTGTTGAGGAAGCGCGCTCCGAGAAGATGCGGGCCCTCGACTCTGCCTTTACGTCTTGGTATGAGGACGGCGCGACACTAAAGTCTTCTCTGGGCTTCGAAGCCGACTCGGACTCCCGCGCCATGCAGGACGTGAACGGCCTAGTCACGGCGGCGGAATCTTCGGCCGCCTTCGTGGACACGGAGAGCGGGGGCGGTCTGATCTTCATGGACGCCAACAACGTTGGGCATCAAGTCAGTCTTGACCAACTCAAGGCTCTGCAGCTCGAAATTATTCAGGCCGGACAGGCAGCCTATCAGGAAAAATGGAAGCTGCGCGACGCGATTGAAAAGGCGAAGACGAAAGAGGAGCTGGGAAAGATCGTCATCGCCTTCCATCCGGTTGACTTCTCTACGAAGTGATGCGGCGCTATCTGAAGCAGGTGCTCATCGCCTTTGATCAGCTCATCAACGCTCTCCTGGGCGGGTGGGCTGATGAGAGCCTCTCTGCGCACGCATGGCGACAGCACCTAGAAGGGAAACGAAATTGGCCGTATTTGCTCATCGATGCGATCTTGTTCTTCGATGGCAATCATTGCCGGACGAGCTATGAGAGTGAGCTAGAGCGGACCCAACTGCCGCCCAGCATGCGGGGCTAGGTATAATCGCCGCCAGCATGAAGCAAGGACGCGGCGCATAGCCTGTTCCTGCCTATCCACACCTACCGACGGCCGAGGCAAGGAATTCCCGGCGTATCGCCGGAGGATAGGCCCCCGCTAGGGGTGTAGAAGCGACAAAGCCCAGTGCGCTAACACCGGGCTGAGTCAATGATGCAAGGGGTGGTTATGCATGCCTTCACTCTTGCTTCGTGTCAGATTATGCCACACGACATCGTTGTGGTGACGGGCGACATCAATATTGATGGGCTCGTCATTGCCGTCATTATTGCGGCGTGGCTGATCGGCAAGAGGCGTTAAGCCGCAGGGGTCGTTCTTCTTCGGGAGTTCGGCCCCTCTTGCTATCTGTCTGCTCAGGCCCGCCAATGCGCGGGCTTTTTTTATGGGTGAATTGATGCTCTATGTGAAATGGATATGTCTGTTGCCGCTGAGCTTCGTCATGGCGGTCGTCGGGAGGGTGCTCGCGCCGATCCTGCCGTTCTTCGCGAAGTCAGACGGCTATCTGCCCTCATGGCTTTCGTGGTTTCAGACGCCTGACAACCCTCTTGATGGCGACAAAGGCCATTGGGAGCGCTGGCCGGGCGTCTCGGCGTGGGCCACCTACAGACGACGGGTTGCGTGGCTTCTCCGGAACGTCTGCTACGGCTTCGATATCTCGGTGCTCGGACAGAAGACCTATCCGGGAGACCGGCTGGGAATGCTCGGCGAGGAGGGCGTCTCGGATCAGCCTTACGGAAGGTCCGGCTACTGGGTTAAACGCGTCTATCACGGCGAAAAGCTGGTCTGCTGGCACCTCTATGTCATCCGGCAGTGGAGCTTACTGCCGTCGAAGTGCCTGCGCATTTCAATGGGATGGAAGCTCTTCAGCTTTGATGGCTTGAAAGAAGAGATGCATCAGCTCACCTGCTACTGCAACCCCTTAAAAACCTTCAAACAATAATGAGGTCATTATGACTAAGGAAGAAGTTCTCGCCAAGCTCAAGGAGCTCGGTATCGACGTGAACGGCGCAACGGATGAAGTGATCCAGAAGGCGCAGGCGTGGCTTGAAGACCAGAAGGCACAGCTCGATACCGAGACGCGCCGCAAGGTCAGAGCCGCGTGGATCGCGATCTCGGTCGTTGCTCTCGTCGTCGGACTTGCGGTCGGCTGGTACGGCCGCATCCTGCTCGGGTGACGCAATGCACTCGCTTCTACCGGTAGGGACTGAGGCGGCGTGGATAAAGATAGGTGCGGTATTGGGGGTGATCTGGGGGGCGACGTTAGAGAGCGTTGCCCCCTTGGTCTATTGGTATCTGGCCTTCATGGCGGCCGACCTTCTCACCGGGATATGGGCCGCCTGCCGGACCGGGACTTTCAGCTCAAAGCGCCTTAGCTTTGGGATGGCGAAGAAGGGACTTGCCTTTTTCATCATCACTCTTGCGCACGGGATCGACGTGAGCTTCTGGTTCGTGCTCCACGACATGCCACTTTTTCAAAGCGTGACGCTCTGCGCCTATGCCTGCGGCGAATTCGGCTCGATCGTCGAAAACATCGAGCGGGCGGGTTTCGGAGATGCACTGCCTCCAGTCCTCAAGAAACTTTTCTTGTCGCTTGAGAAGCGCCTTGAGAATGCCGTGGACTCCAAGCTCGATCAGATCGGGCTTGATGATGAGGAGAAAGACAAGAAGACCAAATAGCAAAAGCCGCTCGGGAGCGAACCGGGCGGCTTTTTTGTTCTTTACGAACATGAATTAGCAAGAGGATTGTACCAATGAACACTGAAGAGCGCATAGCTCGCCTGGAAGGTTTTATGAACAAGTTTGAGGAAGAGCGTATTCGAAGTGAAGAGCGAACTCGCATAGAAATCGAACTTGCGGAGGCGCGACTAAAGAAGATGCGTCGCATGTGGGAGTTCTTCAAGGTAGTACTGAGCCCGATCATTGCCGCCGTTGTGACGGCAATAGTCATGCAGTACATACAAAAATGAAAATCAGAATACGCAAAAGCCGCTCGGAGGCGAACCGGGCGGCTTTTTTATAGGCAATTGTTTCGAGGGCCTATGGGAGACATTTTAAATGCTTTGAAGATCGGAGAGCTCATGACTGCAGATGATTTGACATGGCAGGCGACGGCCATCCTGGTCGTCCTCATCGCTTTCGGTGTTGCCGTCGTCGCGTGCGTCGCCGGGAAGGCCGTGAAGATTTGGCGTGATGCTCTGAAGTGAGGGACTATGACCGCTCGAGGAATTCGGAACAACAACCCGGGGAATCTCCGGCACGGGGAAGACTGGCTCGGACTTGCTCCGGTGCAGGATGATCAGAATTTCTGCACATTTACAGAAATGCACTTTGGTGTGAGGGCGCTCCTGAAAACCCTTCGCACCTACGTAGAGAAGCGAGGATGCGACACCGTGAGCAAAATCATCACCCGATGGGCTCCGGAAAATGAAAACGATACGGCCTCATATGTGCTTCATGTCGCGACGGCCTGCCGCCGTGATCCGGATGAAGGTCTGAACTTCGAGGCCGACCCGCTCCTCTATCTGGACATCGCGAAGGCGATCGCCCGACATGAGTGCGGCGTCGATGCTGAAGCGATCACGGATGATGCGTGGGAAGTGGGCCTCAAGGAGGCGGGCTTGTGACGTATCTGAAGATCGCGGGCGCACTGCTTGCGGTGCTTCTGGCTTTCGGAGGCGGCTATCGCTATGCCGCCGCGCTTTACGAAAAGGACGCGGCGGAGCTTCGGGAAGCCGAGGCCGTTGCCCGTGCCGATATGGGGAGGAAGCAATATGCGAAGATGGTTGAAGCGCTGGACGCTCTTGCCGATCTACGTAGCGAGCTGTCTAACGCTCGCGCTGATGCTGAGCGGGTGCGCCGTGCAGCCGAGGTACGTGAGCGAAGAGAAAGCGCCTCTGCCTGCAGTGCTGAGCGCGCCGCAATCACCGCGTGCGAACGACTTCTCCGCGAAAGTGTCGGACTTCTCGCGGAGGGTCGAGAGCTACTTCAGGAAACAGCCGGAGTTCATGACGCCTTAGCGCCATGAAAAGAGAAAAGCCCGCATGAAGCGGGCTTGTGTCATCCGGCAAAGTGGAATTCTTTTTTTCGAGCGGAGTTCCTCCTTTTGACGCCGGACTCGAGAAGTGTACACGAAACCTCACTCAAGCGGCAGGACTTCATCGGCCCACGACTGCATGACGGGACGACGTAGTTCACATAGGTCGTCACGCTGATACGTT